CCTAAATCTCTAGCAGTCTTAGTTGGATCAGCTCTGAACAAGAAGCTAACTCCTACATAATTATCCCAGTTCTCTAGGAGCCAATCTACAATCTGTGGAACCTCGTCAACGTTATAGCTAATCGTAGCTGATACGTTTTGTTGACACCAGTTCTTCATCAACATCTTGTAACGATCAAGCTGTGTGATAGCACTCTCCATATTAACTTCAAGACCGTTTACAGTCTCGAATGGAACGCTGTCCCACTTAACAGGGAAGGTTACTAAGACGCCTTCAGGGTCCATAGGATTATCAAACACACGATAACCAGCAGCACGAACCAGCGGAAGAAGGGGGTCATGTTTACCGAAGTTTACATTGTTGAAGATGTATTTACCTAGCGGCTTATGCACACCTTCCGTGGTATCCATAACCTTACTTAGTGTACCTGAGGGTTTGCACTTTGTTCAGCTCAGTTCGTTATTCTGAGCCAGTTTTCTGAGACGATAATAATGAGTTTTACTAATTCCGAAAATTTTATTAGCTTCTGTAAATCCGTGATTTAGAACATCATCAGGATATCTTCCATACATATCCCATCGCTTTTTACCACTTTCAGAGAACTTCTTTTTATTCTCTTCAGAGTGTTTCATACCAAGTGCAGGTTGTCTTCCTGCCCTGGCTTTCCGTAATTTAGCTTTATGTTCTTCCCAATCTTTAATTGGAAAATATGATTCACCACCATCCAGAATGTTTAAACATTTCTTACCAGACTCTCTGTAAGCCTTGATTAAATTTCTTTCAGCTTCTAATAAATCTTCTTCAGTTTGGAACACTGAAATTAAAATAATTTCAAACTTATCAAAACCATATTTACGCATCATACAATACAGTGGTGTTTTGTCACCACGTTTACATGCATGCTTATGGGTTTGATATCTTTGTTTTAAACTATTTCTTGTTATTCCAACGTATACAGCATCATTTATGCTGTTACGAATCTCATACAATCTCATAAACATCTCCTAATTTCTTAGGAGGTCGGACTATATCATCTTCCTTATAGGAAGCTGCGCGCTTCCACATCACTTGATGTGTACTCCCTCTCGGGATAGTCTCTGAACCTTCCTACTACCTAATACCATAGTTCCACTAGGTTTTAGACTGTAATAGGCTTGGATGCTGATTGGCATAGCTCATCGCCTTAGCGTTCCAGCAATTCACGCAGTTATTCAATGTAGGTTACCCTACAAGGCTGCCATTAATTAACAGTAGTGACATTCTTAGGTCGAGGAGTTCCAAGCTCGTCAGCCATTCCGAAAGCTCCAGCAATTGCAGTTCGTTGCAATTCAGAGTAATCGTAATCTCCGAGGTCAGGTCTTTGTACAATACCTGTGAGGCCCACTCCACAAAGTCGCAGGAACTCGTTATTGAGATGCCATGCTTCTTGCAAAACTCCATCAAGGAGGTTAACGCAAGTTTGTCGATAATTGGCGCGAGCTGCAATATGCACAGCTCTTCGTAGTCCGGCAGAATCACCTTTAAATTTAGCAACATCTACTTCAGTCAAATTACAGAAGGATTTGTTGCCAAGGAGAATTTCAGCACAAGGGTTAACTCCTTGGAACCATGGGGCACGTTTGCGGGCAGACTGACCGTTGATGAAACCAGGTTCAGACCCGCCGCTTTCGACCATGAGCTTAAAAATTCCATTAAGCTCTTCTCGTGAGGGCTTGAATCTAAATACCAAGCTGTTATTAGATTGTGCCCGTTGGATGTTGCCATTCCAAAACTCCTTTTTAGCTACCGCGAATTCGGCCCACTCATCTTCTCCATACTCGAATAGAGCAATTTCAGCACTACGCCGAGAAGACAATACAGTGCCAAGCCAATTAACCAGATCAAGAATGTCAATGCGAGACAGCAGACTACCAGCCCGACGATTGAGGATTTTAAAGATGGCTTCATACGCCGTAGCGAGACTAGAATCTCCTGAGCAAATCCATCCATATCCTTTTAGTCTTTCCCCTGCTGGACGAATCTGCGAGAAATCGAGTACAAGTTTACGGGCGGGAAACTTATGAGAGGCCAGCTTACCGATGGACTTAGCCCAGGCTTCTGCTGAGTCACCAACTCGGATTGTCCACACGCCTGTTTCTGCGTCGTAGGTTTCTGTGTTGTGTTGTTCACCGTCTTTATCAGTACGTGCAGAGCGAATAATCTCTAGGGATTCGATGGGCTTCTGGAAACCAGTGAGCTGTCCAACGACAGGTCGGAAACCAACTCCGCAGCCTTGCATGAGGAGCCAAAGGATGTCAACTACGTCGTAAACAGTTTCGCAGTTTGTGAAGCTACAGTTGAACTGAGAAGCTTCTCTTCGTTTAGCTACATCTGTACCACCTAACCAAAGTGTGCGCCCAGACATTAAAACCTTACGAGATAACATTAGTTCTCGTAGTTCTTTTAGCTCTTGTTCTTGATACGCAAACAGTTTGTCATCTAGTTGACGTTCCCATAACCATTTCTGATGGGAAATAACTCTATCTACTGTCTCTTCAAAAGTCTCAAACTGAGAACCTTTATTATCCTTAGGACGATTATACGTTCTGCGGAGGATTAGTTGTGATCGAAGGCTTTGAGGCCAATTTTGCATAAAAATTTCCTACTTTTAAAATTTGATCGGGGGTTGCATTTTGTTTAATCCTATTCGCTAAGGTAGAAATAATTAAAACATTACCTTTAACGTAGCCAAGTTCAGGAATAATTCTGTCAAGGCTAGGGCTATTTTCAGAAGATACTTTATTACCAAAGTTACGTTCCAAAGGAATACCTAGAACTGGACAGTGGCTTGGGATATTCATAAAATCTTCAATTGTAAGATTGAATGGAATATTCTTTTTTAAAGCTCTTGATTTAATCGAGGAGAGGTGTGAGTAATGACAATTGCTCTGTTGATACTTCTTATAAGTATCTGGATTTCTTGTCTCCATAACAAGTTGTGATGAGCAAGATTTACAGTAGTATTGTAATCCGTCTTTTCTATTTTTATTCTTTGAGTAAAGATCAAAGTGTTTAAATAGATTACACTTCCCACACTGCTTAGTCTCCATGATTAACGATTATCTCCTGATCCTTGAATAGTGTTATTATCTTTACGTCCAGAGAGCTTTACAATATTACCAGCAGCAATATCCTCAAGCGTATATCCATGATCCAAAGCTACAGCAGCTACGTTCCATAGAATATCTCCTAGCTCCTTCTTTACGTTCTGGTCATAGTCCATCTTACGACCATCTCGCATTGCCTTACTAATAAGGCTATGTAATTCTCCCACCTCAGCAGAAAGGCCCAGAACAGCGTATTCTGGGCTTGCAGATGGAAGACGGAAGCTCATAGCCTCAATTTGATATTCATTGAGGCCTAGTCCTGTGTAATTAGTTCCCATATTTCTCTTTCAGGTATTTCAGCGTAATAGGCATTGGCTCAAAGCCACCGCCACGTACATCATTAAGCATAAGTACACCACGCCAGTGTTGGTTACCTTGTGGTCCCATGTAGTCTTCATCGTGCTCATAGCAGCTTCCTGCAATGATTGACGTAAGGATGGTGCCATCTGCCTTATAGCCAGTGTGTAGCTGCAAACCTTGTTGGTGACCTGCTACACAGCTCATATGCTGCTTGTTTAGCTGCGCCGCTGCGGAGACAGCAGGGCGACCAGCAACACCAGTGACGAAATAGTGGCTATATGCCACACCGTCGATAATGACACGTTCGAGGAACGGATGGACTTTCCAGCCATATGCTTTATAGTGGAGGTCATCAAGAGAGAGTACACCTTCTAATTTGGGATCGTTTTCAACGGCTCGTGTGATTCGATGGCAATGATTCCCTAACAGCATAAACATATCTGGACTATATACTTTCTTCTTATTTGCCTGCTGCCGGCCTTGCAGTTCCCAAATAGGTTTCATAAAAGCATTCATAGCTTCCTGAACAGCAGCAATGTCGTTTAGGTAGCGCCTCCCTTCAAAGGACTTCTTCCCAACATCGTAAGAGCTA